TAATTATTACTCCACTTTGATATGGGTGATCATAAACCTCAATTAAATCAAAGGCAGTATTAATTCCGGAAGGATTAACTGTTATTTTTTTATTCTTATATCCAGATCCGCTATCTAAAATTGATATAGAACCAACTGTAAACTTTTTCTGTTTGGATTTTATTGTATGTGTTCCCTCACCAAACCCAGTTATGTCTATTGGATTTGTTCCGTCAATAGAGTCTTTTCTTGTTGAGAAAAGTTGAATAGAAAAATCGTCAACTATTTTTACATAATAATCTGAATTTTCCTCAAGTCCTCCTATTAATTGTTGATTATTTGATGAGTATGTTATAATTTCTCCAGTTGATAATCTATGAAAAGTTCCAAATCCAATTTCATTAAAAGTATTACCTGGTTTTATTTTTGAATTTTCTGAACTAGAATCAAAATTAATGATATTTTCTACAGGTATTAGATTTGCCTTAGCACTTGCTCCAGATCCACCTCCTCCAGTTATATCGATTGTAGGATTTTCAATATAATCAAATCCAGGATCTATAATAGAAATTGCAAATAATGATCCTTCCAATCCACAATATCCTGAAGCAGGAACTGTAGTTCCTATTCCGGGAGAAATTTCTAAAGTTGGTGGATTTATTACATCATAGTTTGACCCTTGACCAAGAACTTCAATTTCTTTTATGTCCCCATAGTAAACAACATCTCTTGATTTATAATTTAACAACTCAACACCATTCAAGAATATTCCAGTAGTGCCTTTTTTTGTTTTGTTCTGGGAATTTCCTATTGTTGGATTTTGTAATTTTCTTACTATTTTTTGTGGTTCTATAGAATCTGGAACATTTTTTGGACTAGCAAACCTCAACAAACTTATAAAATTATTAGTGAGTGAATCAACAGTTCCAAGATTTACATATCCATTAAAATTTAAATTTTCCTCTGAAAGTGCAATATTTTCCTTACTTCTTGATATTTTGAAATTATTTTCATCAATAACCTTAACAAAAAATACTGATCCAGATTCTACATTGAGTCTATTTTCTTGAGAATTTTCTTCATTAAATGTATAAAGAACAGCGTCTCCTGTAAGATATCCATGATTTTCATAGTATATTATATCATCAACAACTTTACTAATTTCAATTTTAAAGTCTTCTACTAATATTTGAGACTCTCCATAGTTTGGTAATGAATTGGAACTAACAAATACAGAATTTGATGATGTATCTTTGTATACATTTATTGTATCTGATGGATAAAGATCATTGTATTTTGAAATTACTTTTCTCACACTAAAAATTTTATCTACACTTTCTCCTACATTTTTTATTTGAAATTGCTTCCCTGGTATACTTTGATCGGCTACGCTTACAGTAAATTCCCTTATCTTTCTTCCTGAAGAATTTGAAAGATAATCAATCTCCACTTTATCCTTATCATATATGTTAGCATTATCAAAGGTAAAAACTGTATAATTAAATCCACCATCATCTACTATTCTACTCACTTCACAGTCAACAGAAACATTAAATAACCAATTATTGGACTTAAAATCTTCTTCTATATCATATCCAAATGATACTATTTTTCCAGTATCATCTTTTGAGTAATTGCTTCCCCTTATTCCGATATTGTCTTTATTTAAAACTCCACCTATTCTAAATCTTATTTCCTCATTTGTTTTGGAATATCCATAAGCATAAACATTTTGAGAAATGCCATTTCCTGATTTTAATTCTTCTGTAATCCCAGAACAATTAATAAATTGAGTTAAAGTTTTATCTTGATAAGTTATTAATATATTTTTTGCCAATCCAGAATATATTAATGTCCCACTTTTAGGAAATCCTACGGTAGAATCGACAATAATCGAGTCACTTCCTACAGGAACATTTTCTATAATTTTTGTTTTTGGGTGAATAGAAAACTCTCCAAAAATGGATCCAAAAACATTAATATCTTTATTAAAATCAAAATCTAACTTTAGAATATAATAATGCTTTCCATTTCTAAATATTGGTTCTATTTCATTTACTGTCGCAAAAGATTTTGGAATTGTTCCCTGTTCATCCTGAAATATTGTTTTGTTTACTAGTTCCCTTACGTCTCCAGAAATTTCTTCTACGACAATATTTTTAGTTAACCTGTATTGCGCATCTGAAGATTGAATCAAAAAATCTCTTGGTTTTATAATTTCTGCCTTTGCACCAAATAAAACCCTAAAAAGTATCTTAAATGATTCGTCAGTTCCCTTAGAAGAGTAAAAATCTTTAGATTGTTTTAAAAAAGAAGAAATGTTAAGTTCAGAGTAAAAACTTCTATCTTCAAATCCAGGCAAAAATTGCTTCTTTGTTTTCTTGAAAAATTCTTTTAAAAATAAAGCACTTAAATTTGTTACTAAAGATCCTGAAGAGTGTGCCTCAACCAAGGTATCTTCAAATACAAAATCTTCTCTTCCACCACTACTATATTCTGTAATGGCACTAAATCCACGTATACATTCATTAAATGAAGTATTTGTTTTATTTTTATATAAGATTATTTCTGAGTCAATTTTAATTATTCCATAAAAATTTGGAAATCCTTCAGTAGACTGTACTTCTACAATATTATCATTAAATCCTATTTCTGACTCTAATATCGTAGAATCTATAGTATTAGAAGAATTGTCAACTTTTATTTGCTTATCTATATTTTGGAGTATATCATTTACTCCTCCTTGCAAATCCAAAGTTTTATAATAATCTCTTAAAAACTCCTCAACAAGAGGAAAATTTTCTCTTACAAAAAGAGGAAGTTGATTTTCAATTACTGAATTGAGAGAAATTCTTGTATTATTCATTTACTATCTTCTTACTAGGTCTCCATTAAAATAACTTGATGAAAAAATATAATTTGATCCAGAAGAGTCAGAACCAGATTCTATATTATCTGGTATCATCGTAATATCTACTCTATTAATATCTAGTTGCAAATAAAGATCCTGTAATCCAATAATATCATTAGATTTGGGTATTGCAGATATTTCTACAATAGGAGTACCACCTTCATTTTTTTCTGAAGAAATTATGTTAATAGGAACTGTGTTTATCTCACCCTTTTCGTAATTTATAGTTCCAAGTTGTTCTATAACTTTAACTGGTGCGGATGATGAATCTAAGTAGAATAGAAATATAGTTCCAGTTTTCAAATCGCTATTCGGCAAATCAGAAATATAAACAGTTTGTTGTAATCCTGAAATTTTAAATCCGGAAGATTTTATGTTATATCCTTTCGAATCTTTAATATAAAACTTGTTTCCAAAGCAAATTTCATATTCTGTAAGTTGATTTGGAGATATTTTTAAATCCCTTCTTATTTGTATTTTTGTAATATTAGATGTTACCGATTGATCGGAATTGTCAATGATTCCCTGATACTTACTAAACTTAAATCTTGCACCATACTTATTAATTTCTGATGATTCAGAATATTTTGTAATATTGGTGAAAATAGATGTCTTTACAAAATCTGAAGAAGTTACAAGATTCTGATTATAATATACTCTAGAATCTGTTTCGATATAAAGTATTTTTGCATCAAGAATTTCTGGAACTATCCCAGCAACACTGTATTTTCTCAATTGTGATTTTATATTGTCCTTAATCGCATTTGAAAGAAATGTGCCAAAAGAAGGTTTTATTGTAATAAAAACCTTTCCATATTGTGGAGGTGAAAGTTCTTCTCCACCAAAGACATTTATAGAGTCTGTTTCTGGATAAATCTTTGGAACGATCACTTCATAATCAGATGCAGTAACAGCACGATTCTGTGCTGAGTATAGTCTTGGAGCAAAATTTTTAATAGATGAAACTGATTCTATATCAGAACCACCTTGAGATATCGAATCTGTGGTAATCAGAGATATTCCTGAAGTAACTAAATTAGATCTACTATCTAACAATCTTCCAGAAAAATTAAAAGAATTTACCCCGTTACCATCTTTTCCATTTGTGATTAAATATGCTGCTTCGATAAAGTTATCATTATCTAATTTCTTTCCAATTACTCCATCTCCAAAGATCAATTCGTATTTTTGATCCTGAACTTCCTGAATGAAAAATACCCTTGATTCTGAATCAACTTGCAGAATGTTTGACGAATTTGTGAATTTTTTAGTTCCTGTGCTATTTTGAGAATCTTTTACCAAAACTCTAAGTGTAGAGGTATCAATACTTGAGTTATCTAGAATATATCTTTGATTTGGATTTAGGGAATTGTTGGTAAAAGTGTTTTTAGCATAAGTCCCTTCATATATTTCAATAGAATCAAAAGTTGCAATTCCATTAATTACCGGAACTGTAATATCATCTAATATAGAAAATACATAGTTTTCTGGTCCAAATGATGCTGAAGTACATACTAATCCTTTTTGTAAAGTTACGGTTAAAGGATTATATGGTAAACCTGTTGTATCTACAAAAAAACTAATCGTTGCTCTTGATGCAGTTTTTGATTTGGGAACATATCCAATATTTCTTGCAAGAGAAACCACATTTTCTCTTAGAGTTGCGCTATCAATAAAAACTTCATTACTCACCATATTTGCATTATAAGATGCAATATAGGTATTATATGCTAGAGTATCAATAATTACGGATAGATTGGAACCTTCAAAATCATAATCCGTAAAATTTGAGTTAGACCTCAAATAATTTTTAATGGTAGTCTTAATCTGATCGAAATCTAGATTAGTGAAGTTTACTAGTGCCATTATCGTGTTGGTAGTAATGCAAATGATAATTGTTGAGGTAATGCATCAATTCCCACAATGAAATATCTTATAGTAACGTTAAATTCATTGTTCTCATAATTAGGATTTACATCAACATCGATTAAATCAACCCTTGGTTCATAATTTTCGATCGTATTTTTAATTTCATCCTTAATTGCCGAAGCAGAAATCTGATCAATATTCTCAAATAAACTTTGAGAGATTTTACATCCAATATTTTGATTGAAAAATCTCTCTCCAGGGACTGTATAAACTAGATTTCGGATAGAACGAGATATCGCTGTCTCGTTTTTGACAGCGATTAAGTCAAAATTTAGGGGATTAGACTGAAATGACAGACTAATATCCTTAAAAGCTTTACTAACCCGCTCTAAAGGCATCTAAAAAACAATAATTCTATCTTATTTATCACCCAAAAATAGGTTCTGTACCATATTCCCAGTCATCATAATCATTATCATTGCGGATTTTTTCATGAATTTCCTTCTGAACAGAAAAATCATGCTTTTTAGGTGTCATATCATCATTATTGATCTCACGAAGCATTCTTCCCTTGAAAAATCCATGACCGTGACTGTAATGTGAACCTTCACACTCTTGTGCAGGTGCTTCTAATGACCAATAATCTGTAATAAGACTACTTGTCCCCCACACTTCTCTCATATAATTTGTGTTCCTATCCGGATTTGGGTTCATTGCCATCTGTTTTCTCCTTTTTGAGGTTGAACAGAACTTTTTACGGGGTTTCTATCCCGGAATCAATGCAAAATCCTTTTCTTAGGTAATCTTCATCCTCAATAAATTTTAGATTTTTATCCTTCTTTATATCTTCACCCTTCCAAACTGGAATTGCAACGGTATTTCCATATCTAAAATCTGGATTTCTTCTAAAATGAACTTCAATTAACTTGTTTCCAATAAATTCGCAGTTAATCCACTCATAATCACCAACCAATTCTTCTAATATTGATGGATATTCTACTTTCTTATCTATGATAGACCACTTTTTCCATTTATAATATGGATCTTTACAATCTCTTTCACCTTTGACTACTAATTTTGCTTTTCGATTCTGATAATCAACACTTAGATGTTCTCCTTCAAAGATCTCACACCAAAATTCGGAAGGATGAAAGTGTTCAGTGTCCTTCTCAATCCACTCCTTACGCGAAAATCGCCCCATACCAAGTAAATTAATACTTGGTCGGACGATATAATATCCAGAATATGAAACAGGCACCCCTGTAGGTCCACAGAGATGCCCTAGAAGACGATTTAAAATGAGTTTATTATAAATCCAAAGATCTTTTGGATGTATTGAATTCCATTCATTAGATACTTCTAAATGGTACATCGAAAGAATCTTGTTCTTTATCTATTTACCTTGACCCCGATATTTCTTTTTCTTTCCATTACGAGATGTTGCTGAAAGCAACGTGCGAGCAGAACGCCCTTGACGAGTCTTCTTAGGAGCCGCCGGAGTAAAAATAGTCTTATTAAGTGCCATAAGTTAAATCTCCAATTAAATTACACGAATCTTTTCATGTCCCACACGAATACGTGGATCACACCAAATATCAAATCCAGCATCCTTTGCATCTAAACAGAAGGAAACATCTTCCCCACACATATCTTGTACTGCACCAGACTCAAAAACTTGCATCTTAGGTGCAAACCATGGATACTCAAGATTCTCAAATACTCCATTCTTAATCAATACCCACCCAAATCCTGTATAATCAACAGTGAATGGCTTCTTACGCTTTGAAATGGATTCAACAGTCTCATGATTCATCACTCCACCATTATTGCGGAAATCATCTTCCTCCAACCAGTGTGCTACTGATGTCGTGCGCCCATCTTCTGTGGCATACCATCCAGCAACAACTTCCTTATCCTCACCTTCCTCATTCAGAGCAAGATCGCACAATTGCCAGAACTTTTCTGTGTTGAAAACAATGTCCGAGTCAATCCAAAGCTGATAATCATAATTTAACTTACCATCCCATGGAATTTGCTTCG